CTAAATGCGGCGCAACAACTACGATCAGTGGTTCAGTTGTAAAAGCAGATGACATACAAGCAGCAGACGGTGGAAATTTAATTAATCAATGTGGTACAACAATCACATTAGGTGCAAGTGGTGACACTATTAATTTAGCAAGTGGAGCATCACAATCAGGTTTTGGTAGAGAAGGTTCTGTTGATTGGCAAACAGCAATTAAAACAGCAACATTTACTGCTGCATCAGGAGAAGGATATTTTTGTAATACCTCGGGTGGAGCTTTTACAGTTAATTTACCAAGTTCACCTTCAGTTGGTGACATAGTAGCTGTTAAAGATTATGCAGGAACTTTTGATACACAAAATTTAACTATTGGTAGAGGTGGTTCTAATATGAATGGTGGGGCTGCTGATAGTGTAAGAGATACAGAAAATGAAAGTTTAACTTTAGTATATGCTGATGCAACAAAAGGTTGGTTAGCAGTAGAAGAAGGAACAGGTTATGTTGGAGAAACTTTTATTGTAGCAACAGGCGGAACAGAAACAACTTCTGGTGATTACAAAGTTCATACATTTACAGGCCCTGGAACTTTTACAGTTTCTCAAACTGCATCAGCACCTGCAACTAATTCAATAGATTATTTAGTAGTAGCTGGAGGAGGAGGTGGAAAAAATTCTCCACCAAATGGAGTAGGTGGTGGAGCAGGTGGATTTAGGTTATCTAATTCTACTTGTATGCCGTCTCCTTTAACATCTCCTTTAGCAAATCCAACAGGCATAACTGCAACAGTTGCTGCTTTTCCAATTACAGTTGGTGGCGGAGGAGCAGTATGTACTCCAGGTGGAGTTTCAACTTTTTCAACAATTACATCAGCTGGTGGAGGTGGTAATGATGGAGTTAATGGTGGTTCTGGTGCTGGTGGTGGTGGTTCAGGAAATACTCCTCCAGTAAGCCCACCTCAAGGTCAACCTGGAGGACCAGGAAATCACGGTGGAGGTGGTGGAGCAGGAGTAGCAGGTGGCTCATTTATTCCTCCAAATAATGGTGGAACTGGTGGAGATGGTTCATTTGTTTCTGAGGTAGATTTTGCAGGTTCTAATGGAACACCAGGTCCTGTAGGTTCAACAAGATATTTTGCTGGTGGTGGAGCTGGAGGTTATCCAGTAGGAAGACCATCTGGTATTGCTGGTGGAGCAGGTGGTGGAGGTTTTGGTGGAGAAGGTGCAGTTGGAGCTGGTGCAGGTGCAACTAATACTGGTGGTGGCGGTGGTGGAACAGCATCAGGTTGCCAAGGAAAAGCAGGCGGTAGCGGAATTGTTATAATAAGGTACAAATTTCAATAGGTAAATTATGAGTGAAGTAAAAGTAAATAAAATTAGTCCAAGAACAGCGTGTGGTACAGTCCAGTTAGGAGATAGTGGTGACACTATTACCATTCCTGCTGGTGCAACGATCACTAACAACGGTACGGCGGCAGGGTTCGGCGCAACCGGTGCAGCTTCTTGGGATACAACAGTTAAGACAGGAGACTTTACAGCAGTTAATGGTGTAGGTTATTTTGTAAATACAACAAGTGGTGAAATAGATGTAACACTACCAGCAGGATCACCTGGTGCAGTAGTTGCAGTTAAAGATTATGCAGGAACTTGGGATACAAATAATTGTATATTAATTTCTAATGGTTCAGAAAAAATTGGTGGTTCAACAAATAATGCAGTTTTATCAACAGAAGGTTTAGCAGTAACATTAGTTTATATAGATTCAACACAAGGTTGGTTAGTAACAGATGATGGTTTACAATCACAAGCAGAAACCAATCCATATATGGTTGCAACAGGTGGAACTATAACAGAAGATGGTAATTGTAAGGTTCACACATTCACAGGACCAGGAACATTTACAGTATGTAAAACTGCTACATCTGCAGCAGATAATGTAGTTTCATATGTAGTAGTCGCTGGTGGTGGAAGTGGTGGTGGTGGATCTCCTAATAGTAATAACACTGCTGGTGGTGGTGGCGCTGGTGGTTTTAGAGAAGTTGTAAGTCCCTCTTCTCCTTATACAGGATCTCCATTAAATGGTTATCCAACACCAGGCAATAGAATTACGGTTACAGCAACAGCTTTTCCAATTACAGTTGGAGCAGGTGCAGCTATAAATCCTGGTGGTAATACACTCGGTAATAATGGTTCAAATTCAGTTTTTTCAACAATAACATCAGCAGGTGGTGGAGGTGGAGGTGGTGCTAATCCAAGTCCTAGTAGAGCTGGTTCAGCAGGTGGATCTGGTGGTGGTGGTGCTGGTGGTACAGGACCTTCAGCATCTGGAGGAACAGGAAATACACCTTCAACAACTCCAGCTCAAGGTAATGATGGTGGAGATTACTCATCCACTTCTCCCGATCACGCTTCATCAGGAGGTGGAGGTGCAACTGCAACAGGATTTGACAAACCAGGAGGTATTTGTGGTTTAGCTGGAGGCCCTGGAGGGTCTGGAGCTACAACTTCAATTCCAGGAACAGCAACAGGATTCGCTGGTGGTGGAGGAGGTGGTGCAGGAGCGTGTGGTTGTGCTTCAAACAATACTCAATTTCCAAATGGTAGATCTCCCTCTCCAGGAATAGGGCAAGCAGATACACTTGGATTTGGTGGTGCAAGTGGTGGAAGATCGGGTGGTTTTGGTGGAGCAGCCGGTACTGCTAATAAAGGTGGTGGTGGAGGTGGTGGTGCTGGTAGTAATCCTCCGGCTCCAAACCCAGCTTATTTTGCTGCTGGTGCTGGTGGCTCAGGAATTGTTATAATAAGATATAAATTTCAGTAGTTGATTTAAAATAAAAAATATAATATAAGGAGAATAATTATGGCACATTTTGCAAAATTAGGAGCGAACAGTAAAGTTATTCAAGTATTAACTTTGAATAATTCTGATATGTTAAACGCTGACGGAGTTGAAGACGAAGCAGTAGGTCAACAGTATTTAGAAACTCACAATAACTGGCCTGCACAAATGTGGATTAAAACTTCATACAATACATCTGGTGGTAAACATTATACAGTAACAACTAATGAAGATGGAACCCAAACAAGAACAGAATCTGCAGATCAATCAAAAGCATTGAGAGGAAACTACGCAGGTATCGGTTATACTTGGGACGAAGATGATCAAATCTTCTGGCCTAAAAAACCTCACGCATCTTGGGTAAAACATATTGCAACTGCATCTTGGAAATCTCCACTTGGTGATGCTCCAGCATTAACTTCTGAACAAGAATCACAAAACACAGCTAATACTCATAGCTGGTCTTATGTTTGGAATGAAACTGCTTATCAAGCAGACAACACAAACGGTTGGGACTTGACAGACGCTTTAGCATAATATATATATGGTGGTGGTATGCAAAAGAAAGTATTAACAGAACAAAGTCTATTCTATGGTGATATCGATATGCCGAAAGGTTTTGAGATAGACCAAGAAAAACTTACTAACGATATTTTACAATCATCATTTACTAATAAACAATTTCCATTCTCAAGAACTTGGGATATGTTAAATACTTATATGAGAGACTTTATTGGTCTCGATTATGGTATCAATTTAGTTAATAAAAATTCTTGGGGTGACATTTATAAACCCGGTCAAGTATCTAAACCATTATTAAATGTTGATCCAGTAGATCTTCGAAACTCACCTGACTTTACAATGCTTTACGGAGTTAAAGTTGATAAGTGTTGGGTAAGAATACATTTTGACGATAATAGAAGAAAAGGAAGAAGTTGGGATATAGAACTTAAAAAAAATATGTTTGTTATGTTTCCATCTACTAATATGTACATTGTATCAAATGATCAGAAAGATAGTTTGAATTTTGTTCAAACCATAACTTATGAATATATCTAATTACTATTGGTATTTTACTGGTGTTCTTACACCAAGGTTTTGTGATGATGTAATAGCTTATGCTAATCAACAAGAAGAAACAATGGCAAGAACGGGTGGTTATGGAGATAGAAAATTATCTAAAGAAGAAGTTAAAGATTTAAAAAGAAAAA